TCGGTTGGAAAAGCTATTGCAATGGCAATCGTATTCGGATAAAAGGAGAATAATATGGCAACACCAAACATAGTAAACGTAGCAACAATTAATGCTAAAAATGCAACAGGAGCAGTCACTACTTCAAGAGCAGTTGCAGTAGATGTATCTGCTGATAAAGTAGCAAAAATAAATACAATACTTATTGCTAACATTGATGGAACAAATGCAGCAGATATAACAATTGAAGTTAGTGTCGATAATGGCAGTAACTATGTTGCTATTGGAAGTACAATTTCTGTTCCAGCAGATGCAACATTAAGTTTTTTAGAAAACCCAATCTATTTAGATGAAACAGATCAATTAGCTGTCACAGCAAGTGCTAACAGTGATTTGACTTATTTCATATCTTATGAAGAATTAGACGACGCGTAGGAGGTTTTATAGGCTATGGCTAATGGCGGAATTATAGGACCAATTAATACTGTTAAAGCAGCTAAATGCGTTTCAGCAAGTCAAACGGTAGTAACATCAAGCAGTAATTTTACTTTTACAGATAATGATTATGGTCAAGATAGACCAGCTCAAGTATTAATTGTTGCTGGTGGAGGTGCTAGTAATCCAGGTCGTTATGGTGGTGGCGGTGCTGGAGGTTTAAGAAATTTATCAGTTACAATTCCTTCAGCAACTGCAAGAAACGCATCGCCAATAGTTATTGGAGGTGGGGGATCTGGACCAGGTAGCACTTGTGGAGTAAATACAACTGCATTTTGTTTATCTGCAACTGGTGGAGGAACATCAGTTGGTGGAACTGCTAGAGCAGGTGGATCAGGTGCAGGAGGTTGCTATGGCCCACCAGCTTGCGGAGCAGCAGGTAATGAAGGATCTTTTTCACCATCAGAAGGAAATGCTGGTGGTAATGGTGCATATGTTCAATGTGTTGCTTACGCTGGAGGCGGAGGTGGTGGATCAGGTGGAACTGGAGCTAATGGCACAGTAACTCCATCTGCGGGTTCTGCTTGTGGAGGAAACGGAGGAAATGGAACTGATGTTTCTCCAACTTTTCCAGGGGCACCTAATTCAGGAGTATACGCAGGTGGTGGCGGTGGAGGAGTTTTTTCGCCCTCATCTCCATATGGTACTAGAGGAGCAGCAGGACCTGGAGGTGGAGGTCAAGGAAGACTTGGACCAGCAGCAGGAGCAAACGGAACCGCTAACACTGGAGGTGGAGGTGGAGCTGGCGGCACTACAGGTGGATCAGGAATAGTAATAGTAAAACAAAACGCAGTTTCTTTAAAAGGTGTTGCAACTGGTAGATGGACATTAAACGAACATTTCGATCAAGTAAAAAATGATGAGTGGGTAACAAGGGAAAAATTATCAGGTTTTAATTATTTAGTAGTTGCTGGTGGCGGTGGTGGTGCACCAGATTTATCTGGTGGAGGCGGAGCTGGTGGATATAGATCAACAGGTTTTGGACCCTCTCCATTACAAGGTTGTTCTTTAACAATATTTGAAGGATCATATAGTATAACTGTGGGAGCAGGTGGAGCAGGGACAGCTTCAAATGCAAATGGTTCAAACTCAGTTTTAACATATGATGATGCAGGAACAACTATAACTTCAACTGGAGGAGGTGCTGGTGGAGATATTTCAGCACAAGGTTCTTCAGGTGGATCTGGAGGTGGAAGTGGTTCAGGTAGATCTGGGGAAGTAGCAGGTGGATTAGGTAACACTCCCCCAGTAGATCCACCTCAAGGTAATGCTGGAGGTGTTGCTGTTAGTACAAGTCCTTCTAACAATACAGACGCTGGATCTGGTGGTGGAGGAGCAACTGCTGTAGGTGGCCCTTCTGATCCACAAGGTGGAGCTGGAGGTGCAGGAGCACCAAATACAATTTTAGGACCAGACACTTCTTATGCTGGCGGTGGAGGTGGTGGTGCTTTTACTCCATCATCTAGTAACTGTGGTGGAGCTGGAGGTGGTGGTAGAGGAGGACATAGTCCTAATACAAGTCCTAATAAAAATGGAGTGGCAGGGACATCCAACACTGGTGGTGGAGGAGGAGCTGGAGGTCAAGCTGGAGGAACTGGAGCTGCAGGAGGATCAGGTATTGTTATTCTTAGAGGTCCAAGTGCAGTCACTTTTTCTTCTAATCCAGAACCAGCAGCTACGATGTCAACTCATCCAGGAGGAGATAAAATTGCTAAATTTACAGCGTCAGGGACGTTGACAGTTAGTATATAATTAATTATAACTTAACTTTTAAGGAGAAATAAAATGGCACATTTCGCAGAATTAGAATCAAAAACAGACCCAACTGGTTTTACATCTGATACACATCAGGTTGTAAAAAGAGTTGTAGTTGTAGCAAATGATATTGCTGCTAATGGTGGAACATTAGAAGATAATGATTGCCATGTAGATGGTGAAACATGGTGTTCAAATTTTTTTAAAGGTGGAAGTTGGAAACAAACATCATATAATAATAATTTTAGAAAACAATATGCAGGTATGGGTATGGTTTATAATGCCTCAAAAAATAAATTTTTAAGTCCACAACCTTATGCCTCATGGGCGTTAGATGGAAGTGACGATTGGCAAGCACCAATAACATATCCATCGGTTACAAATGATGGTCAAGATCCAGTTGTGTGGGTTTATAATATTTCATGGAACGAAACAAAATATAACGCTGACAACGATACAGGTTGGGAAGCAAGAAAATCAAACGACGCAGCGGAAACACCAACAGTCTATAATTGGAATGGCTCAGCTTGGGTTTCCGAATAGGAGACTTAAATGGCCAGAACTAATGGCGGTATAATTGGTAAAAGAAACATAACTTCTTTTGGGAAGTGCACTTCTCAAGTAAAAACATCTACAGGTAATTTTACTGCTACTCAGTCAGGGACTAGATTAATTAAAACTTTAATAGTCGCTGGCGGTGGAGGTGGTGGAACTTCTTATGGTTCTGGAGGTGGGGCTGGAGGAGCAAGAGATATTGAGGTTCCTGCTGTTGGATGTGCTACCATTCCTGCTACTCTTGGTGCTGGTGGATCGGGTGGAGCATCTTTAAACCAAGCTGGAGCTAATGGAAATAATTCATCAGTTGTTATAAATGGAACAACTTATTCATCAACAGGTGGTGGTGTAGGATCAGGCCCCGCAAATGCTGTTGGAGATGGTGGATCTGGTGGTGGTGCAGGAGGTCCTGCATCAGGTTGCATGGCAGCTGGAACAGGTAACGCAGGAGGTTTTACTCCTCCAGAGGGAAATCCAGGAGGACCTGTATCTGGAAATAGTGGTAATTATGGTGCTGCTGGAGGTGGTGGACACTCAGCTGTAGGTAGTAATGGATCAACTTCTGCAGGTGGTGCTGGTGGTGCAGGAACAGATTTTTCACCAACATATTCATGTTTAGCAAATTCAGGAGTTTTAGCTGGAGGTGGTGGAGGTGGAACTTATCAAGGCGGAACTGCAGGAGGTGCTGGCCCTGGTGGGGGTGGAGCAGCAGGTGCAGGTGGTGGTAATAATGCAGGATCTGCAGGAACAGCTAATACTGGTGGTGGAGGAGGTGGTGCATCTTATCAATCTGGTCAAGCAAGTGGCGGTGCTGGAGGATCTGGTGCTGTTGCAATAAAAGAATTAAATAAAGCAAGTGGTGTATGGAATTTAAAAAGTCAATTAAGAGCATTGCAACAAGGAACGTGGCCTAAAGTTGCATTAGCACCTTTCTCAGTAAATTACTTAGTAGTCGCTGGTGGAGGTGGTGGTGGAGCTGCACCCGATGGTGGTGGAGGTGGTGCAGGTGGTTATAGAGGATCTGGTTTCGGGCCTTCTCCATTACAAGGATGTGCACTAACAATAGATCCAGGATGTCATTCAGTTACAGTTGGAGCTGGTGGAAGTGCTGGTAGAAACAGTGGTGGTAATTCAGTTTTTGGACCTATAACATCAGCAGGTGGTGGAGGTGGAGGTAGTAATACAAACTCTGGACCAACAACACAAGGGCAATCTGGAGGATCTGGTGGTGGTTCTGGAGCTGGACCTGGAGGATCTGCTTTAAATGGTGGAGCTGGTAATACACCTCCTACAGACCCACCTCAAGGATTTATTGGTGGTTATGGTGGATCTAATGCAGATGGAACTGGTGGTGGAGGTGGAGGAGCTACTTCACGAGGATTATTTAACGATGTTAATGGTGGAGCTGGAGGAAATGGTGCACCAAATACAATTACAGGTTCAGATGTTACTTATGCAGGTGGTGGAGGTGGAGACGCTGGTTCTGGATCTCACGGAGCTGGAGGACCTGGAGGAGGAGGTGCTTCGCCAGGTAATAGTGGAACCGCTAACACTGGAGGTGGAGGTGGAGCTGGTGGCGGATCTGGAGGATCTGGTATTGTTGTTATAAGAATACCATCAGTTGTTACACCTTTTGCTAGTGTTTCACCAGGAACTAATTGTTTATCTGCTCAACCTGATGGTACAGGTGTAGCTAAATTTACTGTTTCAGGAACTTTAACTGTGCCTCAATTTCCATAAGCATTGACTATTTCTTAAAAATAGATATATTATTTTTATGGTGGTAAAAGAAAGAATATGAATTTAACAAATTATTATTGGTATTTTAAATCAGCTATACCAGAACGTATTTGTGACGACATTGTTCGTTATGGTCATCAATTACAAGATCAAATGGCAGTTACTGGTGGTTTTGGTAATCAAAAATTAAACAAAAAACAAGTTAAAGATTTAAAAAAGAAAAGAAACTCTGATATTGTTTGGATGAGTGACAGATGGATATATAAAGAAATACAACCTTATATTCATCAAGCAAATGCAAGTGCAGGTTGGAATTTTCAATGGGACTTTAGCGAGTCTTGTCAGTTTACAAAATATACTAAAGGTCAATTTTATGATTGGCATTGTGATGGTTGGGATCAACCATATCAAAGACAACAAGGAGATCCATCACACGGTAAGATTAGAAAATTATCTGTGACTGTTACACTATCAGATCCTAAAGATTATAAAGGTGGTGAACTAGAATTTGATTTTAGAAACTTAGACCCAGATAAAAAACCCAACATTAAAAAATGCACAGAAATATTACCTAGAGGATCTTTAGTTGTGTTTCCTGGTTTTGTATGGCATAGAGTATGTCCAGTTAAAAAAGGTGAAAGAAATAGTTTGGTTATTTGGAATTTAGGATGGCCATATAGATAGGAAAGTATGAAAAAGAAAAAAAGTAAAAAAATAAAAGAAGAGTTACAATTTCCAAAACAATTACAAAGAGAAGATTTGTTTCCATCTCCTATATGGTATGGTGATGAACCTGGTTTTGTTAACGAATTAAATAATGCATCTAATTCTTATATTGAAGCATCAAAGAAAAATTTAAAAGAGTCTATAGATAAAAGAAATAAAAAGTTTGGTAACAAAGGAGACATGGGACATGTGTTTCATTCAACATCTTTGATAGGTGATCCTAAGTTTAAAAAATTACAAGATTATGTAGGAGCAACTGCACATAATTTATTAATTGAAATGGGTTTTGATATGACTAATTATCAATTATTTATTACAGAAATGTGGGTGCAAGAGTTTGCTAAAAAAGGTGGTGGACATCACACATTACATACACATTGGAATGGTCACATATCTGGTTTTTATTTTTTAAAAGCAAGTGAGGCAACATCTATGCCATTATTTGAAGACCCAAGACCAGGTAACGTTATGAATCTTTTACCAGAAAAAGATAAAACAAAAGTAACTTACGCATCATCACAAATTAATTATAAAGTACAACCCGGTAGAACAATGTTTTTTCCATCTTACATGCCACATCAATATATAGTAGATATGGGATATGAGCCATTTAGATTTATACATTGGAACTGTCAGGCAATACCAAAGAGTGTTATAAATGCAAAATAAAGATATGAAAAAAGCTTTTATTAAAACTGTATTAGAATCTAGTCCGTTAAAAAATAAACCAAATTTTATAGATAATTTTTTAAAATCTAAAATGCAACTGAAAGGTAAAAATGTCATTAAAAAAATCGGCATTCCAAAAAAATAAATATTCTGTTTTAAGAAACGCAATCTCAAAAGAGATAGCTGATTTTGTTTACAATTATTTTTTAAATAAAAGAAAAGTTGCAAGATTTTTATTTGATCAAAAATACATATCACCATTTACAGAATACTTTGGTGTATGGAATGATGAACAAGTTCCAAACACATACTCACACTACAGTGATATAGCAATGGAAACTTTATTAGAACAAGTAAAACCTGTTATGGAAAAACACACTAATTTAAAACTATCTCCTACATATGCATATGCTAGAATATATAAAAAAGGTGATGTGTTAGCTAGACATAGTGATAGATATTCTTGTGAGATATCAACTACGTTAAATCTTGGTGGTGACCCATGGCCTATCTATTTAGATCCAACAGGTGGTAAAGGTCAAGCAGGGATTAAAATAAATCTTAATCCAGGTGACATGTTAATTTATTCTGGTTGTGATTTAGAACATTGGCGAGAAGAGTTTACTGGTAAAGATTGTGGACAAGTATTTTTACATTATAACAAATCATCATCTAAAACAGCTAAAGAAAATCTATACGATAAGAGACCGTTTTTAGGGTTGCCTGCTTGGTATAAAGGCTTTAAATTACCTAAATAATATTGTATATAATAATATGGCGGGAGATATCCACCACATCATCTCCTGCCTTATTATTAAGGATTTTGTATGTTACAAAAAGTAAAATTTGCACCAGGATTTAATAAACAAGTTACCTCAACCGGTGGTGAAAGCCAATGGGTTAACGGAGATAACGTTCGTTTTAGATATGGCACACCTGAAAAAATAGGTGGCTGGTCACAATTAGGATCTGTTCAGATAACAGGTAGAGCTACAGCTATACACCACTTTGTAAATACATCAGGTATTAAGTATGCAATACTAGGAACAAACAGGATTTTATACGCATATTCTGGTGGTATATTTTATGACATACACCCAATTAAATCTACAACTACATTAACAAGTGCGTTCTCTACAACTAATGGATCAAAAACTGTTACTTTAACTTTTGCGTCTGCACACAATGTTAATAAATTTGATATTATATTATTAGATAATTTTACATCTATTACTAATTCTGGTTTTGTATCTGGTGATTTTACAGATAACAAGTTTATGGTAACATCGATACCAACAGATACAACTCTTACAATAGAAATGGAATCTAATGAATCTGGATCAGGTGCATCAACATCTGGTGGTATTAGAGTTCAACATTATTATTCTGTAGGGCCAGCAGTTGAGGTTGCATCTACAGGTTGGAGTCTTGGATCATGGGGAGGGCAACAAGCAGGTCAGTTTACATCTACATTATCTTCATCAATAAATACAAGTGTAACATCACTAACAATGGCTAGTACAACATCATTTCCATCATCAGGTACGGTGTTGGTAGATAATGAGTTAATAACTTACACATCAAATAGCGGTGGAACTTTATCTGGTTTAACAAGAGGTGCAAATGGTACAACGGCTGCATCACATTCATCAGGTGCAACAGTTACTGATGCATCTAACTTTTTTGCATGGAATGCTGCAGCATCAGGAGATATTGTAACTGCACCAGGATTATGGTCGTTAGATAATTTAGGTAATAAACTTATTGCAACCATAAACGGTGGTGAAAGTTTTGAATGGGACTCAAACCCTATTGGAGCAAACAATACAAGAGCAACTATTATAACTGGTGCACCAACAGCTTCTGCATTTAGTTTAGTATCTACACCAGATAGACACTTAGTATTTTTTGGAACAGAAACTACGATTGGAACTAAATCTACACAAGATCCTATGTTTATAAGATTTTCTTCTCAAGAGGACATTAACACTTATACACCAAGTGCTACTAACACTGCAGGTACACAAAGACTTGCAGATGGATCTAAAATTGTTGGAGCAATCAGAGGTCGTGATGCAATTTACATTTGGACAGATAGTGCATTATTTATTATGCGTTTTGTTGGTCCACCATTTACATTCTCATTCCAACAGGTTGGTACAAACTGCGGATTGATAGGACAGAACGCAGCTGTTGAGGTTGATGGTACTGCATATTGGATGTCAGAAAATGGTTTCTTTAGATACACAGGTAAATTAGAATCACTACCATGTTTAGTTGAAGATCATGTTTACGATGATATTAATACAACACCAAAGCAACACATTAATGCAGGTTTAAATAATTTGTTTGGTGAAGTAATGTGGTTCTATCCTAACTCAGGTTCAGGAACCGTAAATAGAATGGTTGCATACAATTATCTAGACTCAAGCAACGAGCGACCAGTGTGGACTACAGGCACACTAGCTAGAACAGCATGGCAAGACTCTGCTGTATTTGGTAAACCACACGCAACAGAATACGACTCTAGTGCAGAGACAGCTGACAGTGATGTAAACTATGTCCATGGTAATAGTGATGGTGCAACAACATACTACGAACATGAAACAGGATTAAATCAAGTTAAATTAGGTCAAACAACAGCGATTACTGCTAACATAGAATCTGGTAATTTCGATATTGGTGCACAAGGTTTAAATGGTGATGGTGAGTTTATGATGAAAATAAGAAGAGTAATACCAGACTTTCTTGCACAAACAGGTGATGCAAGAGTTACATTAAATTTAAGAGACTTTCCAAACGACACTGCAGCTAGTTCTACATTAGGACCGTTTACAATAACAAGTGGCACACAAAAAATAGACACACGTGCAAGAGCTAGAGAAATATCTTTAAAAGTAGAAAATACTAGCACTAGTCAGTTTTGGAAACTAGGTACATTTAGAATAGACTATCAACCTGATGGTAGAAGATAATGGCTAGAATAGTACAAGCATTAACACAACCAGCAGAAGATTATGATCAACAATTACAACAATCGTTTGTTAGAGATGTAGATAGTATTGTGCAAAAATTAAATACTACTTATCAACAAGATTTAAAAGACGAAGCAGAAGCGGAGGCTTTTTACTTTGGCTAATTCATTTGTAAATAAAAAAGTAGATTTAACAACAACAAGCACTACAACATTATATACTGTCCCTACAGCAACTACTGCTATAGTAAAATCTATATTAGTATCAGAAGATTCTGGAAATGCAGATACAATAACAGTGACTATTACAGATACATCAGATGCTGTATTTAGTTTATTTAAGACTAAATCTATATCATCTAATGGTACAACAGAATTATTATCAGCACCTTTGGTATTACAAGAAAGCGAGGTACTAAAAGTGACTGCAGCGACAGCAAATAGACTACATGTGGTTCTTTCAGCTCTACAATCTAAGCCTAGAGAGGTTACAACATAGTCTTGATTTACTTGTGAAAAGCAAGTAATAGTATAAATTCAGGTGAAATCCCTGCCTTTTAATATAAACAACATTTAATACATATGATTAATAGAGCAAAAATGCCAAGACAGTTACGTAATAAAGGTGGGATAACTAACGTTACTCCTAGAACAAATTATTTTCTTGGTGGGATTAAAAGAAGAATAAGAAAACTTATACCTAATGAATTAGCAGATGTTGCAGTTAAAGCTGCACCGTTTGTTGCACCATTTAATCCAGCTGTTGCAGGATTGATGAGAGGTATAGGTAGGTTTGATCAAAGAGGTAGTATTAGTGATGCTTTTAAACAAGGTATAGCTACGGCTGGACTCGGTGTTGGTGCTAGAGCATTAGGTGGAGCAACAGACATCATGGGTGGTGGAATAAGAGGTGGTTTTACATCTCCATTAAGTCCAGATAGAACAACAGCTGTTAGAGATTTTTTTAGTCCTAAAGAAAAACCAACAGGTTCACTTACTGAAGAAATGAGTGAAGTTTCATTATCTCCATCAACAAAAGGAACTGAGGGCACAGGATTAAACATACGTAAATCAATTAAAGATGCAACAGGATTATTTAAAGATACTCCTATATTAAAAAACTTACCAAATATAGTTCAACAACAGATATTAGTAGGTGGTGCATCAGGAGCATTAACTTACGTCTACCAAGCATTCTTAGCAGAAGAGCCGCCTCAAGAAGAGGGTGAAACTTACGAAGAGTATATGACTAGGAGAAGAGCAAATGTTGGCAGAAAGATGAAAGGTTATTTTGATAATTATTTTAAATTTGATAAGAACTATTCGTCTATGTCAGATGCAGAAAAACAAGCGTTTATTGATAGAGTTAATGTAGCAAAAGGTGGTATGCCAACAGGTATTATGAAGACTAATAAAGCAGGTGTCATGGAGCGAGACTACAGAGATAAAGGTGGTTTTGTGCCTGTAGGTATTAAAGAAAAAGCTGATGACGTACCAGCTATGTTATCTAAGAACGAGTTTGTAATGACAGCCGACGCGGTTCGAGGAGCGGGCAACGGGAGCATTGAAAAGGGAGCACAAAGGATGTATGATACAATGAAAAATTTAGAGAAGAGAGTAGTATAATGGCAGAAGAAAAAAGATTTCCAATAGGACCAGGGCCTGAAGAAGAAAGATTTCCAATAGGACCAGGGCCTGAAGAAGAAAAAAAATCGGGCATAGGATCTTTATTAGGAGGAGTAGGAAAAGCAATAAGTTCTAAATTAAGTGATTTTGATATTAGATTTAAAGTTATACAATTACTTTCAGAAGGTAAAATTCCTACAAGAGACATGTTTTCTTCAGATGAAGAATATAATAGAGTTTTAAAAGATTTTGAATTAATTACATATCTTCAAACTGATGAAGGAAAGAAAGATCAGGCTAATAAACGTTTATTAAGATTTATAGCTGAGGTAGAAACAGCAAAAGAAAGACCCATGGGGGCAAGTAGAATTTTTGAAAAATTTAAACACCCCACATCTATGATTATAGAAAAACTCACAGAAGACGATAACTATGTTGCAAGCGTATTAAGAGAATTACGAAAAGATGCTGGAATATTAAGAGGAGCAAACCCTATTGGTAGAAGTATAAATTTACCATCCGCATCTATGATGATGGATACAACCACATCTGCTTTTGGTGATGCAGGAAGAGAAAGAGAAGTTCCTTTATTTTTAAGAGAAGAAGCAAGAGCTAACGGTGGCAGGATAGGTTATCAGACAGGTGGTGTTACAGAATCAAGAACATTACCACCAGAATTTATAGAAGCAGCACAAAAAACATACTTAACTGATTTATCTAGACAAGCAGGTATACCAAGTATTACCACTGCAACAACTCAACAACCAGGTGAAACAGCAGAACAATTTGCTAATAGACAAGCACAAGCTCAACAGTTTCAAATAACTAAAGCAGGCATGACAGAACTTGCACCACAAGTTGCTGCACAAGATGCATTGCAAGCAGCGGCATATCAACAAGCAGTAGATCCAACAAAAGGTTTAGGAGCGTTTCAACCTTTCTTAACAAAAGCAGGAACAGCTGCGGATGCAGCTACAGGTTTAACAGGTCCGATGACAACAGCACAAACAACTGCATATACTTCACCTTTTCAACAACAAGTTATAGATACAACGCTTTCTGAGTTTGACAAACAAGCCAAGATGAGACAAAATCAATTAGCAGCGTCAGCATTAGACATACCTGGTGCATTTGGTGGTGGACGTGAAGGTGTACAAAGAGCAGAGTTTGATGCAACGAGTGACGCTAACAGAGCAAGAATATTAGCAGACCTAAGACAAAGAGGATTCCAACAAGCACAGACTGCAAGACAACAAGATCTTGCAAATCAAATGGGTATATCACAACTGCAATCAGGTTTGGGTGCAAGAGCACAAGACTTTAGTAGAGCACAGATATCTGGTCTTGGTACATTAGGTGCACAACAACAAGCACAAAACCAAGCTATACTTGATGCACAGAGACAAGCAGCAGCAATGGCGGTGCAAGATCCGAGAGACAGACTAACTATGTTTGGTCAAGGTATAGCAGGTCTAACACCAATGGGAGCAGGTAGTGTTCAAATAGCTCCAAGTGCAGTTGAAACATCAACAGGTGCTAGTCCCTTGATGACAGCACTAGGAGTTGGTTTAGCAGGCGCTGATATCTACGGTAGAATCTTTGGACCAAGGAAATCATAATGAGCAGAATATTAAAAAGACCAATGTTTAGAAGAGGTGGTAAGGTTAACCAAGGTATTATGTCTGGTCTTGTTGATAGAACTAATTATCAAAAAGGTGCATTTGGTAGTATGACTGAAGATCAGATTAGATCTAATATAGACATGCTTACAAATTTACAAAATCAATTTGCACCAGTCTCTAAAACTAGATTACCTTTAGGTGATGTAGGACTTGCTTTAATAGCAGGTCAAAGTCCAATCGATGCTTTAGCTACAGGATATAAAAAATTTACAAGCGAAGATGACAAAAGAAGAGCTCTTCTAGATAAAAGAAAATCAGCAGCCGTATCTACAGTATTAGGGCAGGCTCTTAAAACATCTAAAGATAGTAGAACAGATTTAGAAAAAAAACTAGAGGCAGCTGGTTATCTTAAGGGCAGTCCAGAATATCAAGCAGCTATGGCTACTTTATTGTTTAAAGACGTAAGACCAAAAGCAGGGTTTAGAACTTTAACTGAAGCTGAAGCAAAAGAAAAATTAGGATCAGCTTATGAGGAAGGAAAAGCTTATCAAATAGATACGGATCCTAGATCTAGTAATTTTAATAAAGTATTTGTAATTGGTGGCAGTGGGGTAAACATACAAAATATTCTTCCAGGTGATCAAATTCAAGGATCTGCTGCAAGAGATAAAATTATTAACCAAACAAATTTTGTTGAAAGACAATTAAAAAATCTTGATACAATACAAAATTTACTTAAAGAAGATCCTACTTTAGGAGGAGGTGTTGGTTTTATTAGAAAATTTGCTTTTGATACATTGAGTTTAGGTAAAGATTTAAACATAGATTTAAGTGGACCTATTACACAACTTGGTGGTGAAGAACTTCTTCTTAATACAAACACCGCAAGGTTAGAAGCTTTAGAAGATATACTTGTTCCTGCATTTGCAAGAGTTATGAATCCTAACACAAGAATAACTAATCAAATGTTAAATGAGGCTAAATCTGCAATTAATCTTACTGGTTTAAAAGGATCTGATGCAATACGAACAAAGTTAAAAGAAATAAGAGGTCAGTTTCAAACTTATATAAATGATCAAAATGCCTTATTAGGAAAAACTTTAACCCAACCTAAAAAATTTAAAGTTGTTGATGGTAAACTTGTGGAGCAATAATCATGGGTATAGTAAATATAGAAGGTTTAGGAGAAATTGAAATTCAAGGAGATACTCCTACAGCAGAAGAGGAAAAAGCAATTTTAGAAGCTTTAGGTGCAACAACAGATACCATAGAAACAGAAGAAGTTGACACTAGTAAAGTGACACCAGACATAGGTGATGTAGAAAAAGATTTAGAAACTGAAACAATAATCCCTGAAATGATAGATCCTAGTTTAGCTGAAACAGAACAAGTTGAGGGTTTAGATAAAATACTTTTAAGTAGACCTACTTTTGAAGCAGCAGGTGGAATCTTTGGATCAGTCCTTGGAACACCTCTTGGTCTTCCAGGAATGGTTGCAACTGGAGTAGGTGGTGCTTCCGCTGGAGGTCAATTGTATGATATATTACAAAGTTATGTAACAGATGAACCAACTGACTTTGCAACACAAACAGAAAGATTAAAAGGAGATTTTCAAAGAGAGGCTATTTTACAAAGTTTTTTTGCAAAAGTTCCAGGGATGTTTACTGCAACAAAAAGATTTATTTTTGGAAAACCAGATGATTCTTTATATAAGTCAGCTAAAAGACTTAATTATCCATTAAGTTTAAGTGATTCGGGTAACATAATATCAAAAGGGTATGGAACTGTAATTGGTGTGTTTCCTTTTATTGGTAATCCAATAAAAAAAGCTGCAGCTAAGAAAGCAACTTTTTTAAACAATAAGGCAGTTGATACTTTAAATACTTTCGGTCCTAATGTAACTTTAACTAAATTAGGTGTTGATATGACAAAAGCATCTAAATCTACTTTAGATGATTTTAGAGTTGTATCTGGTTTTTTCTATGATGATTTTTATAAAGCGGTAGATAAATTAGGTAAAGTTCCAGTTATATCTACACAAAATTTTAAAGATTCTTTAGGAGCCTTTACAAAATTAGTTGATGATGGAGTCATAACTTTAAAGACAGGTGAAAAAGTGTTGGGTCCTAGAAATAGAGATACATTATATAAATTTGCAAAAAAAGGTAAAAACTATCCAGATTATATAGATGCAACACAATACAAGTCTTTAATGGATGGTGTTAAATATTATATTAAATTAGCACAAGCAAATAATCCAGGTAATGTTAAAGTTTTAACTGGTATTAAGTCTTCTTTAGAAAAAGACTTAAGACTATTAACTAAAAAATCTTATAGAGATGATTTACTTAAAAACGTTTACCCTATGGGTAAATCCAAAAGAGCTAAGATAGATGATAAAATTTTATCCGATATAGCAGAAAAATTAAAATTTGCAGATAAGGTTTATGCAAATGGTTTAGAAAATTCTATTATAACAAAAGCTTTAAAAGATGCAGCTAAAAAAGAAGGAGTAAAATTAAAACCAATACCAGGTAAACAAGTTTTTGAATCGCCTCCATCATCAGAATTTAAAAAAGTAGATAAAAATATATTTGGTGCAGGTTTTGTAAAACCAGGATCTATTACTGCAGAAGAGTTAGCAGAAGCTTTATTAAAAAGAAAAGCAAGTCCAGAGGTATTTAATAATTTAAAATCTTTAATTGGAGAAAAACAATTTAAAAAGTTTGTTAGATCAAAACTACAAAAAGCTTATGATGATTCTTTATTTCAAGCAGGTGATGATGTTGTTGGTTTAACATTTGATCCTTATAAGTTTGAAAGAAACTTAGGTTTAACTACAGAAGCTGGAAGAGATATGATGGAAATAATGTTAAAAGGTTCTAATTTAACTTTAAAAAATTTAGATGATTTTTTTGCTGTATCTAAAAATCATGCTGGATTAAAAGTACCTGATGTTTCTTCTTTTGTTGCAAGAAGGGTTACTTTAGGAGGAACTAGATCTCTTGTTGGAGGTGCCATTGGAGTAGTTGGTGTAACTACAGATCCAATTGTAGGATCGGCACTTATTTATATGGCGAGAAGAACGTCTAAATTTTTATCAGATCCAAAAAAATTAGACGAAGTAACAAAACTTTTTGATATTAATACTCCAGCCAATCAAATGAAAATTGCGTCCTTAAAACTAATGGATGCTATGATTAGTGAAAGTAAAACTAAACAAGAAGAAAATGAATTTAAATTAATGAAAGAAAATATAGAACTAATGTCTCTAGATCAAATTAAAGAAGGTGTAGAGGGTACTTTACAATCTTTAGAAGATTTTAGTATTATGGACAATGTTCCTAAACAAGAGACACAAGAAACAAAAAATATTACTGGTAATACCTCACAATTACCTCCGTCTAATTTAGTAACACCTAATGTAAACCCTAATTTATTTGCTCAAGGACAAACTACTAATCAAGGTCTAACACAAACAGAACAAGCTTTACTATCACCAGAAGAACAACAAATAAGACTTAGATCAAGAGGACTAGCGTAATGTCTAGTGAAAGTTTAAAATCATTAATAGTTACAGATCCAGACATTGTTGATGAAGGTATTGATATATCTGGTTTAAGAACACAAACAGATACTGACCCAAGGCTTCTTGCATCTATTGCAGATTTTCCAGGTATATCATACGACCCTACAAGTTTTGATTATCTATCAGATCTTAATGAATTGTTTGCTTATGGTTTACCCACAACAGAGACAGATCAAGCTGAGATACCTGGAGCTATAGATACGTTAGTAGATACGGGCGGCGGGGGACAAGCGACTTTACCTAGTATTACAGATACAACATCAGAACCTACTTTTATAGGAGGTGGTGCAACATTAGAAGACGCAGGTGGAGTTCCTGAGTTAGGTGGTGTTTATGCAACAGATTACCAAGGAGATCCTTTGGTTGACCAAATGAGTGAAGTTTCCATACCAACGCAAACAGTTAATCCTTTAACCGAAGAGATGAGTGAAGTTTCCATACCAACGCAAACAATTAATCCTTTAACCGAAGAGATGAGTGAAGTTTCCATACCTATAACAGATACTTTTATAGGAGGTGGTGCAACATTAGAAGATGCAGGTGGTATACCTGAATTAGGTGGAGGAATGGGGCCTGATTATCAAGGTGATCCAAATATTATAGCACCATCTGGTGATATATTTGCACAAGGTGACCCATTAGCTAAAGAAAAAATAGATGTTGTAACCCAAGAAGATGTTGATAACCCAACAAACTTATTACAAAAATTAGGTATACCAGAAGACTTTGATATTAAACAAGCTTTAGTAAATACAGGTATAAATTTAGTAGTTGGTGCTCCAATAACTTTAATTGCAGAGGGACTAAAGGCTGTGCTGCCTCAAGCTGAACCAACATTTACACAAAGAACTTTAACAGATGAACTTGGTTTAACAGATGACAGGAAATTTTCTGGAGATCCGACTACATCTGCGTTTGCAGGACTAAATGCATTTGGTCAATTTGGTGATCCTGTAGAAACTGCAAAGAATAGAATAGATACAAGATTAGAAACAATAGAAAATAATCCTGATATATCTAAAAAATTTATAGACGACACTCAAACTATGATATCAGAATATAATCGTGTCACTAATAAATTAGGAGATATAGATGCAATACCAACAGGCGATGCTCAAATAGCAGAAGAAACTATTGGCACATTACCTGAAATCACAGAAGCTAGACAAGAACAAGGAGAACAAATACAAGAAATTCAACAACAAGAGGTTGTGCAAAGTGGTAGTGATGAAGCCGATAGACAACAAAGAGATACGGGTGTAGCCAAGGTTTCAGAAAATAGATACGAAACCAAATCTGGTGATGTGTATGCAAGTGCTTCAGAGGCTGCTGAAAAATCTGATGGTGGTGGGAGCTCAAGTAGTTCAAGTGGAGGCGGTTGTTGTTTTATAATGTTAGAAGCAAGATATGGTAATGGAACTATGGATAAAGTAGTGCGTAGATATCGTGATGAAAATATGACACCAAGAAATCGTAGAGGTTACCACAAAGTAGCAGAAGTTTTAGTACCTCTAATGCGTAAATCTAAAATATTTAAATGGATTGTAACTAAAACATTTGCTGATCCTTTAGTATCATATGGAAAATGGTACTATGGTGAAAACAAACATGGTTGGATATTTGCACCTGTAAAAAGTGCGTGGTTAAAACTATTTGACGTTGTAGGAACAGACACTGTTTTTATAAGAGAGAACGGTGAGGAAGTTTAATGCCAAGTAAACAAGACGCATTACAGAGAATAGAATCACACGAAAAGCTTTGTCGTATCATGCAGAAACAAACGCACGATCGTATCAATCAATTACAAACTCAAATTACTAGAATAGAAAGAATATTACTCGTATCTATGGGTTCAGTTATGACCGGTATGGGTGGTGTAATTGTAGTGTTAATACAAAAACTTTAAATCCAATCTTTTAATTCTTCACCCATAACTTGACTAGCTATGTTAATTTTTTCACGTAAAGCTTTTACTATTCTTTCATCGACAGTGTCTTTACATATTATATCCACATAAGTCATAGGATGTTCTTGACCAATACGATCTATCCTAGCTTGTGATTGTGTTCTTTTCTCAAGATCATAACCATTAGAATAATAGATCATATTACTAGCTGCAGTAAGTGTAATACCATAACCACCTGTTGCAGGTGTACCCACAAAGAACCTACACTCTGGATTGTTTTGAAACTTAATTATATTATTTTGTCTATCTTCTTTTGGTGTTAACCCGTAATAATCTACAACAGATTTTTGTCCATACTCCTCTACTATAGATTTTATTATTTGTGTCATATCTTTTTGCCAATGGCCCCATATAACAACCTTACCTTCAATCTCATTTAATACATTCATTAATTCATCAATACGATTATTAGGTATTTCTTGAGTAGAACCGTCGTCAGCAGTAAAATGTCCACAGGTTATTTGTTGTAGTCTCATAAGTTGAGTCATCACAGTTGTAGTGCTAACCATCTTACCATTTAACACTGCTAAAGCTTTCTCTTTCATCTGTAGATATAGTTTAGATTGGTCTGGACTTAGTTGCACTATACGTTTCATAAATGTTTTCTTCGGTAAGTCTAAACAATCATCTTTTAATACACGATAAGAAAAAGGTTCTAGTTTAGAGGATAGCTCGCCTAAATTTCTGTAACCAACTACAATCTGCACAGTCCTACCACTAAAGTTTGCATTACGCATAACAGCATATCTTGTTCTAAAAGTGTAATAAGAAGAATGTCCTAAGAGCCAAGAGTCGAGGAACTGGCACTGTGTGTATAAATCTAACGGAGACTTTGTTACAGGAGAACCTGTAAGTATTCTTCTATATTTAGATTGTTTGGCTAATGATAATATATTCTTTGTTCGTTTAGCACCAGGGTTTTTAATAGTAGTGGACTCATCAATTGCAATTAATGTATTATGACAGCTTAAAAATTTAGTTGCAAATGCAACACCTTTTTTAGTAGAGAAAGCCTCTACATTCATAATTAAAATATGTAACTCTTCCCCTGTTTCAAACAAACTATTTAATTTTCTTTCTTGAGTTTTTGTAATCATGGCTTGCCATAGCACCATTTTTTTATCTATATGATCCACTAGGTGTGTAGGTAT